TAGTGTCTACACCCAGTGCTTGTAACCATGCTTCGTCAAGAGCATTTTCACTATCAACCAGCACCACAAAGATACCTTGTTCTTGTGCGTTCTTGATAATGTTGCCGGAACAGATGTAGCTCTTGCCTGCGCCCGAATCGCCGGCAAACACTGTGACCTTGCCCAGCGGAATGCCACGGGCAAAGTCTCCTGAGATCAAGTAGTTAAGTGCATAATTGCCTGTGCTGACCCAGTCTGTAGGATCGTTGAATCCGATGCTAAGACCGTCGATGCTCTTGGTAATTTCCTTGCGGAACTTGCTTATGTCAAATGGTTTTCCCATGCTGCTTCCTTAATAATGTGTTTAAGTATAAATGATTTGTGTCTGCGTTGCAACCGACACTATCCCAATTTAAATTACTTGGGTGCTGATTTTCATCAACACACCACTTAGCAATTGCCAATGCCTGTTCCCATGGCTCTAGATTGTGTGCCGATGAAGAAGTTATTGCTATTTTGATTTGATCTAGCCAATCAAAGTATTCCTGATTAACCAGACGCATCCTGTTGTAAAACTGCTGACTACGATTGTGATCCCAGGACCAATTCATTACAGACGTGCAAACATCTATTAAACTTGTTAAATTTCCCTGAATATAATTGCCTAGGGGAATTACCTTAGAATGAGGTGTAGTTTTAGCAAGCGTGGAAAACATATCGTAATATGTAGTCGCTAACCATTCAACCAACTGCTGCTCAGTCCGAGGAACAGATATAACTGGCATACAAAATGCTTGATTGATCTCTTGTTGTATTTCGGCAGGAAGATCTACAATATCACTGATGTTGTTACACTCAGGCCAGGTTGGATCTTTGAAAGCAATGTAAAACTGATGCCATAGCTGTTGTTGTTCTTTTTCAACGTCTACATAGAATGAAAAAAACGTAGGTATGTTGTCTAACGTCGGTGTAGTTTTATACCATTTTGAATACGACAATTTGATTCGTAGTATTTCCCACCAATCTTGACAAACTACTTGTGCTACGCAGGTTAAAGAACTGTCAGGAAATTCAATCAAATGATGTGCGATCAAGTTGGTTTTGTTAATTTTTTGAATAGCATGTGCATCACCTTTGCTGCTAAAAAAATTTTCTAAATCTAACTCAATTTGTCCACATGAAAAAAGAGCATGAGCTAATATTGTATTGCCCATGCTCCCTTGCCTGTAATCAATACAGTATGTTTTCAATTACTTGGCTTGACGAGCACGAATCATCGCAAGGATGTCTTCGGCCTTTTGGTTGCCAACTGCTGGCTTGGTGACCAAGGATGCTGCTGCTGCTTCTGCGTCATCTTCCCAGGCAGGGCTAGATGCTGCGGGCTTTGCTGCTGCAGGTGCAGTACGAGCAGCAGGTGCTGCTTCTGCATCATCGGCTGAGCCAGCTGCGCCTGCGGGTGCATTAACACCTGCTGGACGGAAATACTGACCCCAGCGTTCAGTATCATAAGGCTGTCCATCCACACTAGCTTCGAACATTTCCTTCATGACACGCAGTTCAACTTCGCCAGGACGCTTGGGCAAGAATGTGCTCAAGTCAAACAAGCCATGTGCATCAATTGCTGCTTGCTCAGTTTCGGTCAGCGCCGATTCCTTACGAGCCCACTTGCTGGTGTTATAATCTGCATAGCCACCCTTTTGAGTTTTTGCAATGCGGAAGTCCAGACCACGCAGGTAGTCAGTTGGCAATTCTTCCAGTTCTGGATCCATCAGTGCGCCCTTGATCAGGGTAAACAACTGTGGGCCAATAATGAACTTACGGATTGGATTGTCCGGAGTCTTGTCATCACCAATGGGGTTTTCACGCACAAAACCCTGCATGATGTAGCTGCGTTTTTTCCAGTACTTGCGACCCATGTCTTCCAGGCTCTTGTCCTTGAACCAAGTGCGTACTTCTGCAAGGATTGGACAAGCGTCCCCCCACATTTCCACGCAAGGAACTTGTACCATTACTTGTTTAGAATCCATTTCTCCTTTGACGCCGTTGAATGGTAGTCGAATCATGGCACGTTCGGCCCAGAAAAATGTGTTTTTGTTGTTGCCGTCGGGCAAGAAGCGTAGTGAGGCAGCTTGGCCTTCTTCCATGTTCCAGTGCGGGTAAATTGCTTTGTCACCCCCGCCTGTGTTGCTAGAACCCTTGTTCTCAGATGCCTGTAGTCGTGCTCGAATGTCTGCTAGTGTTGCCATATTGTGTTGCCTTTCATGTGCGTTAATATGATTAAAAAAATTTAAGACTTGCTTAAATGTTGCCTACAAGGTTATTTTAACACAGCCTGTCTGTGTTTCCTACCATTACGGTAGAGAATTTTGCCTATCTAGTTGTTTACGGAAATGTGTGCCACTACACACACTTCTTTGTTTTATTTATGTTACTTGAGCAAAGCCAGTGATTTTATTCTTGCCAAAGCTGATTCGTAAAAACTGTCTGTGACTGCACCGCGATGGTCCATTGGGTCCTGGCCAGCTTCTCCCATTACAGGAGCAATGCCGCCTGCTACTGTGCCCATTTCCATCATTCCGCCACATTCGGCTAAGCCGTGTTCGGGGCAGAAATTGCCTTCTGTGGTCATGTTGCAATCAGCAGCTTCGCCAACCACAGGCATACCAAACACTTCATCTAGTGGTGTTTCGACGAACGTGGCCATATTGTCTGCTTCGTCGATACCCAGGTAGCCATTCAACTTGTCGCTTACCCAGGTAATTGGATCGCCGGTACGTGCTTTGGCAATACCATATGGCATGTCGCCGCGGTCCGAGTAGTAATCAAACAAGGCTTCATACAGGTCAGAATCCAATTCTTCCCCTGCTTTGAATTGACTAACTTCGTGTTTGAAACGATTCAGGATGTGATCAATTGTTTCGCCAGACTCGTCCAGTATGGATTCAACCACAGGTAATCCTGCATCTTTGCGTATCTTGTTGAGCTGTTCTGCCACAGGAGGTGCTACTGGTGCAGGTTCTGCTGCGGCAACCGGTGCTGCTGCGTCAAGTGCGGGCTCTTGTGCCACGGGCTCAGTTGGTTCTGGAAGATCGATGCCCAGTTCTCTCAATCGTTCCATTACTTCGGTATCATTCCATACATTGGCACGCGGATCACGCTCGGCCAATTCACTCAACCGATCAAACAGTACGTCATCGCCTACAATGTCATACAGCACTTCTGTGGCATTAGTAGCATCTGGCCCTACAATCAGTTCGGTAGTCATGAGCTCTTTGAGCTTGTTCAATTGTTCTGGAGTCTCAGGCAAGTTCCAAGTACCTTCGGACATGTTGTTGATCCAGTTTTCAAAAATCTGTGCTTCTTTCATTGCATTTCCTTGTTGTTGTATTCTGGCCAGTAGTGGCAGTGCTGCCTCAATTCGTGTGTCCAGGGTCTGTTCAATGAACAGTGTTTTGATATCTTCTACTAGCTCTTGTTGTTCGTCAATGGTAGCAGGATGCCAAGTTTCAAAATACGCAGTGTAGCCACGAGGACTAGACAAGCGTTTCATATTTTCACGCAGACTCTTGTAATAGGTCTGTGCTTCTGTAACCAATTCTTTTGTGACGCCTTCTAGCATACGGCTGGCACTGGCACGATTGAATCTATTCAGTGTACCAATTTCGTTTACTATTTCAGCAATGTGTACACCGCGAACATCATACGGATTGCCGCCTTGCCGCACATGCTCTAGCATGGCACGGCCGCCAGCTAAGTTCTTGAAACTTAGTTTAAAGCGTTCATTGTCTGCTGTTTCAATAAACAAACTTTCAACATAACGGAAACGAGCATCTGCTTCGCCCAGAGTGCGATTGTGTTTGATCATCAATCTGGCTTCAGTGGGGTTACCGGTATAGCTGATCTTGCGTGTGCCGTAGTAGCCTTCGAACAAGCCTTCTTGAATAGCAGCAAGTCCTTGCATGGTGTGCTTGAGTTGATTTAGGTCTTTGGCACTGTAGGTCCAGCGATGCATTCTGGCAAACTTGCTGAGATGTTGTTGAAAGTCAAAGAACTCGTCCTTGTCGTCACCTTCCATGGCTCTACCCAGATTGTCACCGTAAAACACTTTCATGTCGTTTTCAGAGTCTAGGATAATGACCATGGTACCGTAGTTTTTGCCGCTGCCGCTTACATAGTCAAACGTAAATGTTTTAGCGTCTTCTGCTTCTGACGGCTGACCTGATCGATCTAGCATTTCTGGGGAGAAATTGCGTGTAACCAATAGGTTGTCTAGCTGTGTTGAAATATTCTGTTCTTGTGCCATGGTAGTGTATTTAGCGTTTCTTGTATGAACCTCGTTTAACCCCACTCATCACGTTTGACAAAGTATCGCCTAATGCTGCCAGTCGGGCGTCTGTTTCTTTTGTTAAACCTTTGTTCCACGCTACCTTTTCTTTCTTAGGTGAGGAGCCTAACAACGATTTACATTTATCATTGTGGAACCTATTTATTATATGCCCAGCAAACACTTGCCCGCAGTGAGCACATTGTTTTGTGGGTTTAGGCACACCTTTATAGTTCCTATGCAGCAGGGTTTGTCGTATTTTTTCTCTTTGCTCGGGACCTAGTGTTTTACCACGGGCTGCTAAATTAGGTTTACCTGTATTAGCAACTGATAGCGCTTTTGAATTCAACTGCTTGATGGTTTCGTACATCCGGGCAGTAACTTTGTATCTAGATTGGTAATCCCTGTGCTGGTTTACTATTTTCCATAAAGCATGGCACATACTACGCTTTGCTGATTTTTCAGTCATCTTTGGTAGCAATAAGTGACATATATAATGTTCCTTTGCTGTGAGCTTTACTAGATTACACCGGTCGTTGCTGCCACCTAAACTTTTAGGCACAATGTGGTGTTTTTCAGAATAGGTGCCCGCCGGCAACTGTCTTGATTGTGCGTTTTTAATAATTTTATTATACCAGATGGTATACTTATTTTGTAAATACATTTGCTGATGCCCTCCACGGCGTTAGAGTAGTTGGATATTATCAGTATCGCGAACTACACCTTTATTTATCACCTCATTATACTGATAAAGGGCATGGGTTCTATCATGTTGTCCGAGTGATCTCTAATATGACTGTCCAGATCTGAATGATATGTTTGCAGCAGCATTAGCATACGAGTTACAAGCAAGCTGGCCATAACAAGATCGTCTGTTTCTCCGGGTTTGGCAGCATAGCTAGACCCGTTTGCCACAAAGTTCTTGAGCTCACTCAACAAGGGTTTGCTGTAAATTTTCATACGCCCAGATTCTATCAGAATTTTTAACTTGCTGCAAGCAGAAATCTTGCTTTTGTTTGTGGTAGTAAAGCCCTTGCGGATCCTGCGCCCGCTGCTGCCTTGCACACTGTTGTCGCTTAGGAAGTAGCCCGGGATGTTTTCTTCACCGTATTCGTTGATGCTGATCAGTGCTGCTTCTCCTAGTGTGTTATTTTCTACAGAATAGTACACACTTTTACTGTCCTTGGTTACTGAGTGAATCTCTTTTACAATGTCTGCAAGGATTTTGACCTGCGTGGGCACATCAGTTTTGTTATGGCGCCACTCAGCCACTTGCTCTGTTGTGTCTGCTTCAAACACCTGTATAGCACTGGGGTCACCACCTGTGCCCAAGCTAGGATCTAGAGCAACAATGTACATCTTGTCCTTGCGTATGGGCTTGTACCATCGAACTTGGCCCAGTTTGTGAGTGGGTTCTATGCCTTCTAGTTCTAGTAGCTTGAGTGGAGAGATCAGTGTTTCGTCATTGATAACGAAGTCACAATCCATCTCTCGACGGAATCGTTCATCTCCCAGCTGAGAGCGCTGTTCTTCTGCCCAGGCATCATCACGATCCGGATGCTCACGCCAAAATGCACGAAACGCTTTGAAGCCATTGATGCCAAGACCGTTGGCTCGTTGATTACCAAATTCATCTTCAGTTTTGAGAGCGCCTTTCCAGATGTAGGCAAACTGATCTTCGTCACTGTTGGGAGTACTTGTGATAATAGCTTTACCACCAGTACTAAGTGTTGGCGTGATGGAAGTCCAAAACTCCTTGGCAATTGTGGGCCGCACGAAGGCAAACTCATCCAGATACAGCAGTGTAATACTCATACCACGACCAGTATTTTCAGTAGTGGTTTGTGATACAATACGTGAGCCGTTGTCAAACTCTAGAGATCCTTTGTTGTAACTTGTGGCGCCTGCTCTGATATGGTTAGGGCACAGCTCGTATGCATAACGAATACGCTGCATGATCTCCTGGGCACCTAGATATTTGTGTGCTGCTATCAGAATAGTCGCATCAGGAACAAACATAGCGTACCATAGCAAGTAACCAGCAGCGCTGGTACTTTTACCTGTTTGTCGTGGCATTAGTGATATTGAAAATCTATTGGTATGATAGTTGTTGATCAGTCGTTTCTGATATTCAAAAGGATGATACAGCATCTTGCCCCGGACAGGATGTTGGATGTTAAAGAAGTTGTTCAAGAAATACATAGGGCCGTTGATGGGATCTGCACATTTGGCAAACTCCTCAAGTTCGGTCTCTGTGTATGTTTCTTTTCGATGTGGTGCTTTGACCAGTACTGTGTCGAGAACTTTGCTCATGATCTAGTAGATTCAATGTTTGTTTGATGTTGCAAATACATAACATCAGCTATGTATTTTTGATAAAGTTCTCCGGGGTGCATAAGATCTCTAGCAAGATCAACCTGGCCATATCCAGAATGATTTTCAGTTGCACCCTTGGACGAACATGCAAATAGCGGAATATTATAGTTTGCACATATTTGTTCAATGGCAAACATGGTTTTTTTTGTGTTGTAAATGCCATTGAATGGTTGGGATAACCACTCTTTGGCAAAGCTGTCATGCTGACCTAGACATCCAATTTGTATTATAGGAAATCCGGTGTGAATGTCACAATACTCAAATCTTGATTCAGGTGGTATCAAAAGAAAAATAGATGTTGGCTTCAATCTGTTAATATAGTGTTCCAGAATTCTAAACACAGTGTCAATTGAGGCTCCACCGCTGCCTAAATTCCACACTGTCAAATCCAACATAGAAGATAGTATATGCGGCCAGGTTTGCTCTGTATGCAATCCTGTTCCTTCAGTAAAACTGCATCCCAATGCCAGAGCACATGGCCTGTTATCAAATTCTTTGCATCTGTAGCCATGACTATTGTATGAATATTCGACCACGGAATCGATCCAGCCTAGTTTGTGCAACAAATTATGAGTTGAACTTTTTTGCATATTTTTTTCATAAAGTTCTAAGGTATCAGTCCCGTTCCAATGTATAGTCCGTTCTCTGTGGGCATAATTGTACTGGTATGGAGGGGTGTCGTTGAGGAATAAAGAAGTATTCATAAGGTGTTATGTTTCTTGCTGAAATATATTTTCTACCCAAAGTAAATTAAGTTTTAAATCAGGTGTTATTTGCATAAGTGCTCCAGCTCAGGCCATAACTGAACAAAATTTCCTGTTTGATCTGTGTGATATTGATTTTCAATATCATGAATGTGTTGTTTGAATTTGTGTTCTATGCCAGGTACAGCAGCAGTGATTGCTCGGTACATGGCTAGAGAGTTGTCAAAGAATGTACGTTCAGCCGCAGTTGCTTGTCCAGACATATAAAACTTTTGAATTTCGTCTGCGGCTGCTGCTGCAACTGCTGGACCGTGCAAGAATGGATCCAAGTAATCAGGCTGAAACAAGTTCTGCCACAACACAGTAACACCAGCATCTTGAGCAAATTGCCTAAATTCACAAACGCGAGTGGCATTGTAGATATTGTATACTGCATGTATACCTCCCCAGTGTCCTTGTGTTTGCATTAGATTTTTAATCGTGGCCAGATTCTTTTGTATCAAAGGCCAGCTGGCACCATGTCGCACATACTCAAGACGCAGGCCTATGTTGTCAAAGCTCATGCTCCAGCCCACACGTTTGCGTTGTGCTAGCTTTTGAAATATTTTGTTGTTTTCAAGATCCACACTCATGTTGGTAATCAGTGTAACAATAGCATCTTGAGGTATTACGTCTAACAGTCGATTATTTTCAGGCAGTAGTAATGGCTCACCACCTACTAATGCTACTTCGTGTATGTGCTCTTGATGCTGTTCGATAAAGTCGCACACTTGGTCGTAATAAGGACGTGCTCCTGATTTGAAAGGTATATTTTTTAAGCTGGCCCACTTTGAGCTGCATGTTGGAGCACAGTAGTTACAACTCAAATTACACGTGGTGTTCCAGCGTACATCCACAATCACAGGGTAGTGATATTCTGTGCCAGCAGCAGCATAATCAAAGTTGAGATTTACATTGTTGTGCCAAGCACGTTCTGAATCTGCACCTAATCGTTCAGCTTTGACACAGTTGCTGCAATATTCATGCGGCTGACCCTGTGCTAAATTGGCCCGGATCTCTTTCATGAGATCACCGTTGAGAATTTGCTCAATGCTCAGGCTGTTCAAGTTGCCCAACATATTGGGGTCGCCGGCACAGCAGGTTTTTACATTACCTTGCGGATTGATATGTAGGCCTCGCCAGGGGGCTGCACAGTAGAAATTGCTCATGTAGTATTTACATGCCCAATTTGATTGAAAGATTAATTACACCAGCTTTGTTTTGCTTCGCCGTAGTATTCTCGTGCAAATCCATTTTGTATCAGCATGGCTCGTAGGCTTTGTCCATTCAGCAGTACATCACCCAGCACACGACCACCATACTTGTCCCAGTCAATTAGCGTGACTTGACGTTTGGTAGACGTGGCAATTGCATTCTTGGTAAATGCACTCGCAGCTTCGCCGCGAGCAGCTTCTGACGGGCATGCTGCACGAAATCCTTTTTCTGGAGTATCAACTCCGTACACACGAATGCTGAGTTCTTTTTTGAGTGGGGCGGGCAAAAAGTCTGCCTGAAAAGCCACGGTGTCACCGTCAATTACTCTGGTGATCACAGCGTCATAGGTCACGCCGGGACGCTGTTTGGGTTGTGCTATGGCCAGCACAGGCACTAGGAGCAAAAGTGTTAGGAGTTTTTTCATAATGTTTTTTGGGTTAGCTTGTGAGTTCTTCCCAGCCAAATTTCCAAAGCAAGTCAGCGTTGGCGGCTGTATAGGCCACTGCTAGAGTCAGCGTGCTGGTTGTTCCTGCCGCTGTTCTCCATAATTGAAGTCGTTTCTTGATATCATCACTAATCTCTACTTCGTCTCGGCTGCTGGTCAGTCCAGAATAGACCACGGTGCCATCGGTAATAACATTGCTGTGTATGGCTGTTTGTACAACTGATCCAGCCACATTGCTAAAACTAGTGGTAAAGGTGGCATTTTCAATCAGTTGGAATTGGCCGTATCTAACATCAATTAATAACAAATCTACTTGTGCAGGCACAACCACTGCATCGGGATACGCAGGATTTAATCTTATACTGCATAATGCCGTTACTGTGTTTGCACTTGAGACTCTTGTAACGGTTGTAGCATTTGTAACATATTTAACTGTAGTGTTTGGTGTATAGCCACCTTCACTGATTACCGTGGAGCAAATCTGTTTCATGGTGCTGGCCCCCGAAGTGGCACCAGTGTTGGTTATTTCATATCGAGGATTCAAGGTAGCAGTGGTCATGTACACTGTGGTGTTGCCTGGCTGATTAGCATGCTGGAATGTATGACACACAATGAATTCGCCGTTGATCACAAATCCTGTTCGCACATTGCCCACGCCTAACCATTCAACATCACACCAAAAAATCTGTGTGAGAGTAGGATCTAGTACCGTGCCCGACAATAGAGTGTTGCCGTTCCAGGAGGCCTGAGGAATTCGTTCTTCAACTATGCTGCCTGTGGTGCTGCTGCGAATCACAAGATTTAGAGTGGTGCCCACTGCTTCAAAATATATGCCGTTGTCTGCTGTGAAGTAGCCCACACGCTGTGTTAAATTTGCCTTGAGTGTGGCCATGGCAAAGGTGTTCATGATCAGCAGACTCTTGCCAGGTTGATAAGCCTGAACTGTTTTGCTTTGTCTAATCACACTGCTTCCGCTGGCAGCAGATACATTTAGATTGAACGAACTTTCATTGGCCACATACACCACATTGCCGCCTGTGGCTGTGATGTTGCTGAACTGATCACCGTCTATGTAACGATTTTGACTGTCAAACAAGGTAACAGGATTGCTCACACGCAGTCTGCCAAACGCATCAAGATTGGTACCTGTAATTGTAGTAGCAACATTGCCACCAGTGATTGTGGCATTTACGTTACCGTCTACAGTGATACTTCCGCCGCCGTCAACTACTGTGACATTGGCTGTGATGCCTGCTATGTTTCCTGTAATGCCCACATTGCCTGCTGTAATAGACACATTGGCGTTACCAGTAACTACCCAAGGATTTGTGCCTTGGAACACTGTGACGTTGCCTGATTGAACAGTTACTGGCAGTGAGTTGCCACTGATGTTAACATTGCCTAAACTGCCAATGCCCACATTTCCCACTGATACATTACCAACAAGCACAGCGTTGGTACGAACAAACACATTGCCTGTTGTTTCATCCAGCTCCAGGGCCTGATTGATGTTGCGTAGATACCAGGGTGCTACTTGGGTTGGGTCAGGGATAGCCATTATCTTGGATATCCTTTAAATGCTTTAATTGGGCTTTGTGTAGTTACAAAGCTGGG